TAAGCCTCCTCGTTAACGTCGATCTTCTGCTCCCAGTACGCTTTCAGTGTTCCGGTTTTCTCCAGCAGAGCGTCCTTGAACCAGTCGTGCAACAGCGCAAAACCTCGGTTGTCCTTGTAGAACACCCAGTTTGCATAGTCGGTCGCCTGTTTCGCGCCTTCCTCGTCGCCTGGGCCTACAGGCTCAAACCTGCCTAGGTCATCGCTTGCGGTAAATACGCGGATGAGTTGCGGCAGTGCACCATCGACAACCTCGGCAACCTCGCCGGTAACGATCTGAGAGCGTCCCTCTACCTCGTTGCCGTAAGGTTTGCGGAGGTAGTAGTCGATTGACTGACCGCGTTCCTCTGTCGTTTCAGAGTCGAGCATCCCGATAGCATCGTCAATCTCTGCTTGCAGAATGCCTTGTAGCCTACCGATATCCATTTTCGACCTCTTTTCGCGTATACGGTCGTTTCTGCTCTTGTTTAGCTTTAAGTTCTTCGATCTGTTTACGCAGATCGGCAACTTCCTTGACTAGAGCATCGAAAGCGTGCTTAGGCACGATATTACCTTGCGGCATTAGCATTAGACAATCCAGCGAGTTTGTACGTTGATCGGCTTGCCCCAACTGGACTGCGTTTCGTTTAGTCCAATCGCAAGGTATCGGAAAGCATCGCTTCCGTGAGATGACCAGTCGTGCAACGGTCGGTCGTAGAAAACTTTTTGCTTCTCGTCGAACGTCCGTCGATAGTTCCGCAGACAGTTCAACCCTTCGCTTACCGCCGGAACATTAAACCAGCAGCGCGGCAGTAGCCTACGGACAGCCTGAATACCGTCATCGACAGACAGACGCGGAGCAATCCGACACTCCAGCCCAGCGGCTTGAAGGACTTCGAGACGGGACTTGCCAGAGCCTAGCTCCCTTACCTGTACGTCGTGCGGGACAATGTTCTCAGCCTTATGCCAGTCCCGATTGCGTAGCTCTCGGACGTACCAATCCAGGCCAACCCCGTGGTTCTCGATGTAATCCAGAAGCCTTACTTCCTGGCCGTGAACCTGTGCCACCCAGATAGACGTAGAATCACCGATACCCAAGTCCCACGCACAGATGGTCTTACAGAGGTCATCCCGCTTGATCTCGCAGAATCTCCCCTCCCCTTCCATCTGGTTGAGTTGGTGTCCGTAGTACGCACCCTCGATGGCAGCGTGGAAAGAGCACTCGAACTCTTGGTCGTACTTGTCTTGCCCCATTTCCCGCAGGGCGTCGTCCAGTTCAGCCTGGGCAATGATCTTGGTCTGGCTGGCTTTGAACTCCAGCAGTTTCCAACCCGGTTCGCTGATAGCGCGGTTCCGCAGGTCGAAGAAATGGTTCTGACCCTTGGGTGTCCCGATGAACAGTGCCCAGCCTTTTCGGTCGGCTAAGGCAGGGCGGATCACTTCGTTCCAGATCTTCGGGTTTTGATCCCCCACCTCATCGAGAACCACTCCGTCAAAGTAACTTCCGCGAAGTGAATCGGGATTGTCCGATCCGTAAAGCCCGATCCTGCGGTCCCAGAAGTCAACTCGCAACTCTGAGATGTTGGCTGTTCCACCGAGCGGTGCGGCAAAATGATTGAGATAGTCCCAGGCGACTCGCTTGGCTTGGCTGTAGGTTGGGGCAATGTAGGCATATCTCGGTCGTTCCAACTGGCACATCACCGCTGACTTGATTAGCTGGTTGATGGCACTGACAGTTTTGCCTAGACGCCGATGAGCCACAACAACCGCAAAGCGATGCGTATTGAGAGCGTCGTGTATCTCAATTTGCGGCTCCCGCGGAGCGTAAGGGATTACGATTTCTCTGACGCCCATGTCACTGCCATTTTAAGCGGTTCGCCTTCAGCGTTCGCGTGTTCAACCACATTATGCTCTCGCCACCCTGCTCTAGTCTTAAGCCAGAAGATCATCGCCGCGGTATTCCCGGCCTTTGCCTGCTGGAATAACGTCTGAGCAATGGCTGCGTTAGCCTCGACCCTGCCTTCCATTAGCTCATGCTTGTAATGCTTTGTCAGCGTGTCGTGGTCAATCTGTAGCTTGTCGGCAATGTCAACGTAGCGCACCCCGACAGCGGATAGCGTCTTGACTAGCCGACGATCCTCGTCTGACGGTTTATGCCGCTTGCCTTGCATTTTTTATGTCCGAAAGTTCATTAAATGACTCACCAGTTTCCTCAAGCGTAGCGGTCTTGCCGGTAAAGTCTTGCCAGCGTTTGACGATTACGTCGCAGAACTTTGGATCAAACTCCATGATGAAAGCCTGTGCGTTATGCTTTTCTGCTGCGATCAATGTTGACCCAGATCCGCCAAAGAAGTCTGCAACGGTGTTTACCGATAACTTAAAGCGTCTTAGAATCCATTCCATTAACGCCACCGGCTTTTGGGTTGGGTGGACTCGGTTCTTCTTTTCCGATGCCATTGTGAATTGACGTACGACGCTTCGGAAATTCGCCCACGCCAGTTCGCAGTCAGTCTGGTCAGACTGCCCGTTGTCTTTGTCCCAAACCAGCCAACATTCACTATCCGGCAAAACAGAGCAGTAGTAATTTGCGCCCCACCAGATCTGCTTAGAATCTGGCCACATACCATAAATTAAGCGAAACGCATCTTTTGCGACATCTGGCGTGTCATCTCCAAGAATGTCTTGTTTATAGTTTTTCTTCAACACGGAAGACTTGCTTACAGCATTCATACCATATGGTGGGTCGGTGTGAATGCAATCAGGATTAACATCATTCATCAGGCGCTCAACATCATGCAGCATTGTGCTGTTGCCGCACATTACCCGGTGCTTGCCAAGCAGCCAAACATCACCCAGCTTCGTAACCGGATCAACCGGAACCTCTGGAACCTCATCCTCGTCCGTCAGCCCTTCCGTCAACTCTACCGGCATCAGCGCGGCAATCTCATCGGATGAGAATCCGGTCAGGTCAGTGTCAAACCCTAAGTCTTTCAGGTCGGCAAGCTCAATCGCCAGCAGGCTGTTGTCCCAGTCAGCGTTCAGCGCCAGCTTGTTATCGGCCAGAATGTAAGCCTTGCGCTGCATCTCCGTCAGATGCGACAACCTTACCGCGGGAACAGTGTCCTTGCCTAGCTTACGAGCAGCCATCACCCTGCCGTGGCCAGCAATGATGCTGTTGTCGTCGGCAATCAGGACAGGATTGTTGAATCCAAACTCTTTGATCGACGCTGCAATCTGTGCAACCTGCGCGTCCGAGTGAGTCCTGGCGTTGTTGACATACGGGATCAGCTTCTCAATGCTGATTTGTTCTACTTGCATACGCACTCCTATTGGGTCATGCGCTTTACATTTTACTACGTTCTGAGATTAGCCTGTCAATCTGTGGGTCGCCTAGTTGATCCTCTGTCGGAGCAAATAGTGCGCGTTTCCGTCCGTCCGTAATACCAGGGTCGCATAAGTAATACATTGCTAGACTGTTTCTGGTGACATCCTCTGGGCAGGTAATCGGCTCCGGTAGCCCATGCCATGACCCGCGAGTGTCGAATATGACTGCGCGGTTAAAGTAAGGTTCGATCGACTTTACTAGCTTCCGTTTCTTGTCGTACAGCCCTAAATGCCCACCCCAGCCTTCGTCCCAGTTGGGAGTCATGTAGACGATGATATTCAGCCTGCGCTGGAGGTTTAACTTGGGATGTAAGTTGTAGTCCAGGTGGACGTTTAGCTTGCCGCCTCTGCCGTGCTGATGCAGTCCTCCACCGTGTAACCCGTAGTCTGGATAGAGTACGTCTCCTGCCTTGTGGCTGAGAAACATAGTGAACGCAGTCTCACACATACTCTGGAAGGCTCGGTAAGTAGCTGGACCGAACCGTTGCCAGTTGTTGCAGGTCTGCTTGATCTCCAGCGGGTTGTCGTAGCGGAACCAGCAGTCATCGTCTGGATGCGGGAACTCTCGCGCTATTTCTTCCGCTTCCTCGAAGAAATCTTCAACGATAGCGTGCCAAAACGGGGTTTCGCTTATCGTTATCC